GTATATTGTACCGTAAAACCTATAATACTATTAAAGATAGCCAGTTCCAAACTATAAAAGATATTGTATATGATTGGGGGTTACAAGACCTATTTACATTTAATGTTAGCCCTTTAGAAATACGTTGTATTAATGGCAATAGGTTTATATGTAGAGGTGGTGACGACCCTAAAAAACTAAAATCTATTAAAGACCCTACGGGCGTATGGTATGAGGAAGAGATACCCGATGTAGGCGACTTTATAACGATTACTACCAGTATAAGGACACAAAAGGCGCAATACCTACAAGAGATATTTACAGTCAATCCCGAAGTTGAAGGGGACTATTCCGAACATTGGTTTTACAAACGTTTTTTTGCAGATAAGCCTGAATATACATTTAGTGATGTAACGCAAATAGATATTGGTAGTGGTAAAATATTTGATACAACATACACTGTACACTATTCTACACACTTAGATAATAGGTGGTTGCCTGATAGCTTTAGAGCGCAACTGTTAGCGTTAAAGAACACCGACCCATACTACTACACTATTTACGTGTTAGGTAAATGGGGCAATAAAACTACAGATGGCAATTTTTATAAACTGTTTAAAAGGGCTAAGAATGTACTACCTGAAAGTGAGTGTAGATATAATCCCGACCTTGCATTACATGTATCATTTGACTTTAACGTACACCCATACGTTACTATCACTATTCATCAGGCAGTAGGCAAGCGATGTGTGCAGATTGATGAAATATGTTTACCAACCCCAAACAACCGTACAGACTTGGCGTGTAGGGAGTTTTGCAGACGATATGCAGACCATACGGCAGGCGTATTTGTGTATGGCGACCCAGCAGGATTACATGAAGATACACGAACCGAAAAGGGGCATAATGATTTTAGGATAATAGGCAATGAGTTGGTGAAGTATAGACCGCAAATGAGGTATCAGAAATCAGCCCCAAGTGTAGTTATGCGTGGTATGTTTATAAATGCTGTATTCGATAGTAATTACGGTGGTTTGACATTTGCAATCAGTGAAAAATGTACCAATACGATTGCAGACTATATGTTTTTGAAAGAGGCATCAGACGGTACTAAGTCAAAACAAAAGGTAAAAAACCCTGAAACAGGTGTAAGTTACGAGAAGTACGGACACACATCAGATAGCAACGATTATCTATATATATCAATGTATAACAGCGAATACATTAACTATCAGCGTGGGGATATAAGGAACAAACCAGTTTACAGTGTACAAAATAACAGATACTAAAAAATATTTGGTATCATTGCATTTTATTTGCCTAATTTTGTTTATGTATGGGCTATTTGATTAGGTCGGACTACTACAAGTCAATGAAGGAAACGCAAATCGTACAAATTACGGGGGGCGATAACAATATACTGCTACAGGCTGAGGCTACTGCTATGGAACGTGCTATGGGTATGTTGCGGCAAAAATACGAGATAGCTACAGAGTTTACCAATACTCAATTATATAGCGTTAGTACGGTTTATAATGCAGCAGATAGGGTGTATATTAACTACCCTGCTTACGTTGCAGCTAATAGCTATGTAATAGGCAACTATTGCACTAATAACGGCAGTGCGTATGTATGCACCACTAATACTACAGGCGTATTTAATGCAAGTCATTGGGCTAATATTGGCACATCTACAAGTATCTATTACGCTGCATTTCCTTACCTACTATTCGACTTATACGGCACTTATGCAATAGGGGATAAAGTATTTTATAAGAACAAAACATATACAGCACTACAGGCGACAACAAGATATAGCAATATAGCGGCAGTACAATTTGGGTATAATGATAATATTCCATTTGGTAATGTAGTGCCTGATGATAGCGTTAACGGGTCGAGGTGGTGGACTGATAACGGAAGTTATACCGTTGCAAGTAATCTATTAGCTACAGCAGCATATAATAGTGCAACATCGTACACAATAGGCTTATACGCTCAATTTCAGGGCAATATATTTGTTTGTATAGCTAATACTACAGGGCAATTTGACCCGTCTAAATGGCGTATTGTATGGGCTTTAGGCGACAATAGAAGTCAGTTAATGTTAACATCGATTGTTGATATTGCATTATGGTACGTACATGCGTCAATAGCCCCTAATAATATCCCTGAATTACGTGTAGATAAGTACAATGTAGCGATTGAATATTTTAGAAGGGTACGTGATGGAGTAGAGCAAGCTAATTTAACATTGATACAACCACAAGCAGGTAGGCGTATATTAGCCGATAGCAGAGTTATACCAAACAACTATTATTAATGGCAAATATATTTAAAACAGTATCGAATTACTTAGGCGGCATTAATCCTATTGCGCAATTTCCGAGAGGAATAGCGGCAAGTGGTGGCAGTAGGTCAATAGAAAAGAACCTACAAAATACCGTTATACCTATTGCACTAAGCAGGATTGTGCAAACGGTTGGTAATTGGCGACAAGGGGTAAGAGAGGCGGAATTAGCCTACTATCCATATCGGGTAAGGATGCAGCAGCTATACAATGATATGCAAGATGAATTACACCTTGCAGCATGTGTAGAAAGGCGTATGGATTTAACTCTTATGCGTGATTATGAGTTGGTAGATAAGGCAGGTAAGGAAAATGAAGAGTGGACTAAATGGCTTAAAGAAAGTACATGGTTTACTACTTATCAGCGTTACGGATTATCAGCGTTATATCGTGGTTATGCGTTGGTGTCAATAGGGGATATAGTAGATAATGAACTACCTGAATTAAACCTAATTGAGCATAGTGTTATTAGCCCCGATAGAAAGTATGTAGGGGCGGTAATCTATGACCCAACGGGTATAAGTTGGTTAGATGAACCGTATAACAAATGGCATATATACTTTGATACGCCAGCCGAAATAGGTAGGGGCGTATGCGGTTATGGTATCTTTCACAAATGTGCCGTACCTGCTATAATTTTACGTAACAACTTATCAGATTTTGCAACGTTCAATCAGCGTTTTGGTATGCCTATTTTAAGAGGTAAGACCGATAAAACAGACGATGAAAGAACAAACCTATTTAATGAACTACGTAACATGGGGGCGGCAGGTACAGTAGTACATGATATGCTCGATGATATAGAGTTCATAGATAACAAAGTAGGCGGTAATGGGTACAAGACATATACAGAAATGGCGGCACTTTGTCAAAGGGCTATTAGTAAGTATGTGTTAGGTCACAGTGATGCAATAGACAGCATACCAAAAAGAAGTGGAGCGAGTGAGGGTAACGGGTCAACACCTACTACGCCAGTTAGTGAGGCGTTAAGTAATATTCGTTCTAAAGATGGCAAGTATATCGAGCCTTATGTTAATCAGTTACTTGATTTACTAAAGTATCATGGCGTTGGTATTCCTAAAGATTTAAGGTTTAAGTTTAAGAATGATGACGAAATCGAGGAAGCGAAATACCGCAAAAATCAGGCAAACAAAACGATTGCAGATACCGCAAAGGTAATGAAAGATGCAGGGCTACAACCTGACGCTAAATGGTTTGAAAAGGAAACGGGCATACCATGTACACCAGTCGTTGCAGTTCCAAAACCTAAAGAACCACTACCAACAGAGATTAAAAATAAGTTAGATTTACTATACGATACTAAGCACCAAAATTGTAGCCATTAATGGAATTTAGCGATAAGCAAATAGAAGCGTTAATTGAGGGTATTTATAGCGGTGAAATTACCGAGTATAATATACCCGACCGCTTATATTTTGCCATTGCAGACCACCTTAAAGCGGCATTGTATAAAGGCTTTGGGGGCGTACCTTCTGATTTTGTTGGTACTGATTTTGCACTACTTGAAGAGTTAAGAACTAACATTTATATGTTTAGTGCCGCTAAGTCATACACCGAATTAAAGGATATGACGGGGCTGTTAATGGATGGTGATAAGGTGAGGTCGTTTGGTGACTTTAACAAAGTATGCAAAAAGACATTTGATGTGTACAATGTTGACTATCTACAATCTGAATATAACACCGCTTTAGCTAGTGGTGATATGGCGGTGAAATGGGATAGCATACAGCGTGATAAGGCAATACTACCAGTGCTAAGGTATCAGACAACGGGCGGTGATGTTTGCGATATATGCAAGCCGTTGGATAACACTACCCTACCTGCTGATGATAAGTTTTGGAAAACACGCTACCCACCGAACCATTTTAATTGTTACTGTTTGGTAACTTCGCACGAATCCGATGAATACCCGATAACAAAGGATATTCCGCAGATGTCGCCAGTGCAGCAAGATATATTTAAAATGAATGTGGGGATTGATAAGTATGTATTTAGCCCTGAACACCCTTACTTTGATGTAGCCCCGAAGGATAAAGAATACGCTAAGAACAATTTTGATTTACCAATACCAAAAACAGATAGCCCACTATCAGAGCCTAAACAAGTAAGTTTTAAGCCAGCCAAGACGCTAAAAGAAGCCGAAAAAAGGATAACAGAGAACGGGGTTAAGTCTGTTTCATTAAAGGGTATGAATGAGGGGCAATATAATGCAGTATTGCAAGCGGTTGAAGATGAATTTAACGTGGCAGGGTTGAATTTGCAAGCTATAGAAACATATAATAGCAAAAGAGACATAGCAAGGGCAAAATATAATCCTAACAATAATTCAATATACATAAACTTAGCCAAAATAAATGAATATAAATACAAAAAAACACCTACTAATGAAGAGCTAAAAAGGGATATTGAAATTCAAATTAGTAACCTAAAAGATAATTTTTTAGGTAACAGGAGTTACAATCAAAGTGCCATAATAAAGGCATTAAGAACCTACAACAAAATTTTAGATGAAGTTAATAGGAATATTGAAAACAATGTGCAATTAAAGGTGTGGGCGGTTAGTAACACTTTTGAAGACAGCAACATTTCTCTAAATGCTACAGTTCATCATGAGATAGGACACAACAGACATTTTAAGTCTATAGGTAAAGAAAAGTTTAAAAACTACGAAAAGGCAAAAAGTATAACAGAATATGGCGAAACAGACCACTACGAATATTTTGCCGAGTGGTACGCTCAGTACCGCATGTATGGTGAAAAGGGAGTGCCAACAGAAGTATTAACAGCAATTAAAAATTTAGACAATGGAAATACAACTATGTAATTTGTGCAAACACTATTTATTTAATTTAAGGTGTACTGCATTTCCCGAAGGAATACCAATGGAAATATTAAACGGTGAAAATGACCACTCAAAGCCATTCCCAGAACAGTTTAATGATAATGTATTTGAAAAGGATAGCGAATAGTCGTTATTTTGCAAACAAACTAAAATAAAATAAAATGGAATTATTTAATCCAATACATTCGCTACTACCTGTAATGCTTAAACGCTTACAGAATGAATATGAAGCGTCACAGTTCTACCGTAATGCCGCTAATTGGTGTGCTAATGCAGGGTATGACAAAGCTGCTGCATACTTTTCCAATGAGGCGGTAAGCGAGCAAGAACACGCCATTAAATTGCAATCGTTTTTGAATGATTGGGGTTGTAGGTATGTGTTACCACAG